TTGCGTGCCTCAACTAAGACACGCAAGAATGTATCAACAAACACTAATACAACACTTGTAAATATGGCTAGTGAAATTCTAATTGCCTCACTCACATTAAAAACCTCAACCACAAATGGTGGTGGCAAAAATACTTCAATCATGTTTACTCTCCAATTCGTTCTATCTGGATGCTCAAATTACTATCCTTTGTCATCATTTCTCTTCTCCATCCGTCAATATTGAATGTAGCCTTTGATATAAGACCAGTAGAAACAGATACATTGACTTCAATGTCTTTTGACTCAGTTATTGTAAATTCGTTGCTATCTCCAGAAATAGCATATACAGTCGCCCTATATCTCCCTTTGGGTAAGTACACAAACATTTTTTCAGTCCCTCTCACATCGGTTGGGTACTTCGACCACCCCCATGGTTTAAAGGAAATTGGACTTGTTTGTATATAGTTTTTATTACCATTGGATGTGCGTTGCACTACAAATGCGGTCTTTGTATCGCCCAATCGTGCATAATATTTTTTACCACCAATCACAAAGGTTAATCGTCTATCACCAACATCACGCACATTATCGGTCAGTCCAAATGTTAATGTATCATTTCCTTTCTTAACTTTTAAGTTAGGCATTATTCAACATACACCTCATTTCCACCATTAGCACTCCACAATTTCAATCGACTATTTAATGATGTTTGTACTCTCCCCCAAGATTTCCATTTATCAGCCATAAACATTCTGTGGTATGTTTCACCATTGAACGCATGGAAAGTTTGGTCTATCATCTTACCTTTGCCAAAGTTCATTACAATTAACATACCTTGTTTATGCGAACGTGGTGGATTATTAGCACCACCATCAAAGTTGATTTCAATAGCACCTTGTTCTGTGAATGTGTTCCAGTCTTTCGCTGCATCAACTTTAGAGTACGGAAAACCTAATTGGTCTACTTCCGATTTCTTAACAAAGTTATCGTCTACATCCTTTTTCTTATAAATAGCCGTTCCGTAATGTTTGGTGGTAAGTACTGTGAAACTATCTGTACCATCATAGTGTTTAAATTCCTTACCTTTAACAAACGTATTAACGGAGTTATCGCCAAGTTCTACGTTACCGCTGGTAGATACCTTAGCCATACCAACACCATGTCCGTCAGGTTTATAACCCTCGATTAAGGTATTATTAGCCATTTTAAGTGCGCCACTTAATGTACCGCCTGCTAGTTTGAGATAATCAAGCGTTGCTAATCGTGCAGTATTGATAGAGTTTTGATAGTCTTTATTTGGATCACCAACATAAATATCTACTTGGTGTCGCTTGTTTGGTTTTTCTGTTAAAACTGCAAAATAGAATTTTCCGTTGTAATAAGCTATATCTTCGATTTCAGTAGTTCTATTGATTTCAATAATCTGTTTAACAGTACCAAACGGAGTACATTCAACCAAACTGCCAAGCGTTGCACTCATGATGCAGCCATTTAACATGAAAGCACCATTGTTATTGAAATCATCATATTCATAATCGACTTGATATGTTTTTAATTTCTTGAAATCATCGTTGTATAAATTGATTTCACGCAAGCGTTGTTGACCGCTAATAGGTACGATGCTTACATAAGTTCGTGTGATTGGGTCATAACCAATATTAAATACACGTTCATTCAATGTGATAGTGCGTTCATATTGCATTGTATCAGCATTAAGTACTGTTAGGTTATTACCATTTTTTAAGCCGTTTGCAAGATAAATCTTATTAGTGTTCTTGTTGTAGCACATAGTATTACAATGCCCCATCTTATCAGGGTCATTAAATTTGTATGTTCCTACAATCTCAAACGTGGATGAATTGAGTTCATATAACACTTGATTAGTGCCATCACCATTAATACATGCTAATACAAACACATTCTTTTTATCGTTGTAGGTGAACCCCTGACATTGGTTTACTTCATCGCCATATTGAATATTTTTCACAAACGCAATATTGGATGAACCTTTAAGCATTGGTGTTTCAGTAGGATAGAATGGTTTTACATTGCTATACGTACCCATATCCATGACACTATCAACAGTATTGAAAGTTAGATGTTCATTAATTTTGTAGATGCCATTAGGTACTAACAATATCTTATTTTTAAGATTGTCATTAGCACGTTTAAATGCTGCGGTATCATCCGCTACACCATCACCAACTGCCCCAAAGTCTTTTACGGAAACGATGCCGTACAAGCTATCTTTAGGAATAAACTTTGTATCGGCTTCGGTTTTTGTAATCAAACCACCGCCATTAGGCAAGGCGATTTGTTCCGCTTTACTTGCTGCGACTTCTGCACGTTTAGCAGCATCAGTTGCCTTGATAGCGTTGCTTGCAATAGAGGTTTGTTTGTTATCAATATCATTCTTTAAAGTCTTAGCTTGGTCTACAAGGTTATTAATATCTCGTTTATCAACAGTTGTTTGACCTGCATAAGCCTTAGCATCTCTAACCAATCGTTCTGCAGTAGCAACATTAGTTGAGGATGTATCAAGTGCCGTATTAGCGGTTGCCAATTTATCATCAACAGTCGATGCTATCGTTTTGATTTCTTCGCCCAATCTGTTGATTATATCTGCATTAGCATTAATCTTATCGGACTTTTCGGAAATTACGTTCATAGCATTAATTGCATCATTAGCAGCCTTTACAGAACGCTCAACAATATCTTTTGCAACTTCATTTGCGTTCTTATCGCTATCAACTCGAATTTTTAAAGAGCGGTCTAGTTCTGCTTTCATCTCTTGTAAGATGAGTATGATCTTATCGGTTGCGTGTTCGATGTTCTCGAATGGATATTCGTCCGGTAAGTCCATATCTTGTGAGATTGGTGTTTTACGCTCCAAGATAACCTTTTGCCCTACGGCTAGTGCATCCCCATTAGCTGGGTAAATTACCGATTTGGTGCTTTCGTCATAATCGATATTGCCTACTTGTACCGCCTCTGTACCATCTTCATCTACGATAGTTAGTTTAATATCCTCAATTTGCACGAAATCATATGGGAAAATAAACTTCTTATTCCGCCCATCACATTGATACACTACAGATGGTTTCAAAACTTCTGGTGTCAATTTAACATCCCCTTTCAGTTGTATATAAATAGGACTACCAATTATGGATAGTCCTTATTTATCAATGCTTCTTTTTATCTTTTTTAGTTTTTAATCTGCGGTCAAATGTTATAGCCATGATTACATCTTCTAGTGCTGCATCAGTATCTGTGAACGCATATTTAGCTAATGTCCACAAGCCGTCAGTAACAGTATCACTAAACCCAGTTGCCCTGTTTGCTAACTGACTGAAACTTCTGCCTACATCGATACCATCTTTTTTATCACTCATAATTGCATTGCCTAAATCGTAGAATTTCTCAACGATACTCAAAGCCATAACGCTATTACCTTTATTGAATACCTTTTCACCTAGAATATATTTCATAGCCATATTTGACATATCACGGATGATTGGTACACCCATAGTACCTTGTGAAACTAGCTCTTCAATAAATGACTTAGCTAAATCTTCTGGTTTGTCATCATCGCCATTCGTCATAGCTTTGTAAGCCATCATTCCTATTGCTGGAGCTACCAATGACCACCATAGCATTTTAACAAACCTTGCATAATCGCCGTTATCTTTCCGTGCATAGTTACCCTCTGTGATGATATTGTACAAGGTGTTAGCGTAGGAATAGAACGGAACGAATAATTGAGTAAATATAGACCGTGAACGTTGAATAGCAGCAGCATCCTTTGTATCACCACTACCAAATATATCTCGGACTGCTCTATCGCCAGCCTCGATTGCTTGTTGTTCTATCCATTCAGGACTTACACCCTCTTTACCGATGAGTTCCGCTTGCTTTTGATCATATGCAAACTTCCATACTGGAATTGATAAAGCAAAGTCTGTTTCCGTTAGTAATCTAAACCCCATTTGGTTTATATCATCTCGAACATTTGCAAGTTGTTCTACCTTATAACCACCTACATTTGTATCACCTAAACGTAAGCCTTTACCAGCAATCGATAAACCTTGTTTCAAGTCCTTATCTAAAGTTTGTACACGCTCACGCATGAAGATTGATTGTTCCAATACAAAATCTCTAGTGTTGTTATAAGTTGTAGTCCCATGTCCATAGAACCCTAACCCAGCATGATTAACCGCTCTAATAGTATTGCCTATACCTATTCGATAAAACGCTACTGGAATATTCAACGCATTCTGCAAGGCAACTGATACACGCCCAACCATAACAGCTGTTGTTGTATTTTTCTTCAATGTAAGAATTAAGCGGTCTATATCGTTTGTTTTTGCCGCCTCATCTTGCCAATTATCACGAACCCAAGTGCGCAAGAATTGGTAAGTATCTGCCCCAAATTTATCAACGATATAGTTTTGCAATTCTCTATTACTGATTAGCTTATTAACATCGGTTACTGCTTTTCGCATAGTAACGTGGTTAATAGCCTCTGTGATAGCATTAGGAATTACATCAAAATCTAGCAACAATGATTTATCCTTAACCACATCTAAACGTGATTTAGTAGCACTCATACCAGTACCCCAAACCGCATTACTACTAACCATAGTTTTTGCAATATCTTCAACTTGGTTATCGCTAACAGATGCATTGACTTTAGGGTTGTAAACAATAGGGAAATATTGCCCCTCAATGTTTCGACCACCGATAGAGAATGTCAAGCCCTCTACTTTCTTTAATGGGTTTCCGTATAATTCCTCTTGAACCTTACTACGTTCATCAAAGAATGAATTGATATGATCCCATGTGCGAATAATAAACTCCCAGTCCTTATCAGTCATGTGTTCTTGGAACGCACGTTCAATTTCAACCTCGTTTGCCTTTGTAGTTTCCATAACACGTTGTCGGTTGCTTTCAGTACCCCAGTTAAGGGCAATCATGATTAACTGCTCTTTAGTAAGTCCATACAAGTTACCAACTGTATATAGATGTTCATTACGCATATTGAATAACTCACGCTTGGAATATATTCCTATATCCTTAGCCAATCTACGCATTGATACTTCCTTACGTTCATTGAACGCTTGCGTTGCACGGCTGATTGGGTCATAGATGTATTTAACTGCAAAGCCGTTTTTACCGCCACCCATTCGTCTTAGGAATGTTTCAACTTTCATCAATGCTAGGTGGAAACCATATAACTTGCCACTAACTGCATCTGTTTTCGTTTGGTTATTAAGAATGTTAAACACATCACCAGTTGCACCACCAAATGTTTCGGTAGCCTCACCGATGATTTCTTGTACTGCATTTTCAAACGATACGCTTTTACCCTCATCATTTAGTATAGTTGTACCCTCATACTCATTTCTGCCATTTTTATACATACCAGTCATGAGTTCCTCTAAGGTTTCCAACTCATTCATCGTGATTGATTTGAAAGATTTAGGTGTCTTAGAGTAAAACAGTTCCGCTATCCAAGGTTGCAACTGCACCATAGATTGTTGGTTAAGAATGAGTGCATCCACATCAAGTGCGGATAATACTGTGTTCATATCGAAACCATCAGTAGGTGCTAGTCCATCGTACTTGGTTAAACCCATTTGGTAAGCCATATGGGAATAGAAATAACGCATATTAGGTTCAATAGCAATAGGGTTTTTAGGTCGTGTCATACGTTGTAATTGTTGTTTCAATTTCAATCGCAACTTCTTGGACTTTTCAAAGTTTTCAAACGCTACTCTTGCCCTTGCTTGTTGTAGCATCTGTTCACGTTTATATCCTAGTGCTTTATCGACCTTACCACTTGCCAATGCTCTATCAGCTTTCTTGCCAGCAGTAACTGCTTTATTTTGATACGTTTTAAACTGTACCGCATTAGAGATAGGCAATTCACCTAACTCTTTTCTTGCTCTGTTCATGTAATCGGATATAGTACCTAACCCAGCACCACGAATAGAACGTACATTATTGATGCGGTCTTGTAACTCATCTTTTAACTTTTCGATGCGTTCACTAGCTTTTAACTCTTGTTTTTCTGCTCGTTCTTGTGTGCGTTCTACTAATCGTTCTTTTTGTTCAATAGCACGATCTAGTTGATTAGTAATAGTTGTTAATCGTTTAGATAACTCACTATTCTTATCTTTTAGTTCGCTCTCACGTTCCCTTGCTTTATCTGTGAGTTCTGCTTTTTCATTATTCAACTTTTCGATTAAGCGTTCTGCTTTTTCAAGTTCTTTTGTTGTATCAATAAGTGCAGCATCTACCTTTTTCTTATCAGATTTAAGAATATCGTACTTAGTAGGTTTAACCTCTTTTTCGATTTCGTCTAATTCTGTATCGATTGTTTCTGCGTTAGGGTCTAGTTTAC